TGTTAAATTTGGATACAAAAGTTCTTGACCAGCCTCTACGTCCTGTTAAGGTGATCTTGCGGCATCCCATGTCTTCAGCGAACTTCTGAATATGGGGGGTAAGTGTCTCTAATTCTTCTAGATTACCGCCTGCCAAAAATATGTGCAAAACCTTCATCCTTGGAAAGTTTTGAACCTGAGTAATAACTGCGCTATTATCACTAGGCCATAATTGCATCGTACAACTGTCAATACAGTCGGCTACGTCCTGCATATTATATGTATTGTCGTATTCTAAAGCAGGTTGTAAGATTTTCTCTACTTTTTGAAAAGATACAGCCCATAATGGTAGTTCACCATTAATCTTGTATTTTTCGTAGTCAATCATCTTAAACTGCCAGGTTTCCCATCAAATCTAATAACGCCAACACGCCAATCAGTTAATCTAACGCCTTCAATCTTTGCAGCTACTTGTCTTCCGCTTAAACGTACTGAAGTAGGATTTGCCATTGAATATGGGCCATAGTTATATTCTGTTGAGTTTGGGTAGAACTTCGTGCTAAACCGAACCTGAACATCACCCGCAGTCTTCTCATCAGGAACTAATCCTGTCAGACTCATAGTCCTATCTCCATTACCTAGCTCAACTGGTCCTGACTCAGCAAACAATGTTTGACCATCATAAGCAAAACCAATCTCATGCTCATAGACGTACCCGTCTGTAGAAACCATAATGGGGTTTGTAAAGATTCCACGATCTGTACCACACGTACGTGCTAACGTACCAATAGCCCAATGATTCTCACGATAGTTGTAAGAAACATAAGAATCTACTTCGTTAGAGGCAGCACTTGGGTAAAACCACCAAATCTCACCATAAGTTGAGTTATGTACGCAATAAACCTTAGATTGCTGAGTTGTGTTCATGTTGCTGAACACATAGTCAGAAACATCAGAATTTAATGGTTTGACAAAGCCATCGTACATCCAGAATCCTGATCCAGACATCCAAATACAAGCATTATCAGTAGCGGCTACTGCTTGCTTAGAGATAACACCACAACCAGATCCAATGCGCTCGAAGCTATAAATGAACGGAGGACCAATGTATGTGGCAGTATGTACATCCACATCAGTAAACAGAATAGTCGATCCACGGATGCGTTTAGCGCACATTAAGGAGCCAATTGTGGTTAATTCAAAGTCACCAGCTTGGTTAGTGGCGGCAGGAGTCCATACAGTATTGTTTTCTTGGTCACACCATTGAACCTTACGAGGATTGCCACCTGCACCCAATGCAAACAAGAATCGTTCTTGAGTAACAATAAGACCTGTACAGCTAGTTGGTGCGTTAGTAATAGCAACCGCATCATTAGAAGTATTTAATTGCCACTCAAGCAACTTACCATCTTTAGATGAACAGGCAACCAGATACTCACCAAAGGTATCCAAACTCCAAGTAGTCGCAGGGGTGTATGAGCCTAAATCTGGTCTAGCAACACCATAAGCTGCTGTTCCATAAGTACCATAGCCATAACCAATTTTAAGTACTGCATCTGCATCACCAACAGTAAATGATGTTGGTGTAATGTCAAACAAAGTACCAGCTTCATTCATTATATAAAGCTTTGAATGTGTACCAATTCCGATACGTCTGTTATTTGAGTTATCACGCCAGTTAATCAAACCACGGGCTAAACCTGTCATTTGATTGGCAGAACGCTTCCTCCAACCACCTACTGGACGGATAGTGTTTTCGTACCAACGCACTAAATTTGCGCTATTCCAACGACCTTTAGACTGATATTCAGTCCCGTTTTTGTATACGCCTGGAGGAATTTGTAGTGGAATGTAAGCCATATCTGTATTCTATTCCCTAGGTAGGTTGGAGACAAAGCTAATTGTAGCAATTACAGATGGAATTGATGGCCTAGTTGGTGTTGAACTAGCAACGTAATGTTCAATATATGCCCCAACATCACTTGTTCTCCATACAATTTGAACATAATCATTTGCATTTAAATCAACAAAGTAATTTACAGCACAAATAGTATGAAATGGATCTCCTGCGGATTTTCTTGGAGCTAATCCATATCTACTATTAGATTTATCTATATTTGTGCCATTTTTTCTAAACCAGATATCTATATCTTGTGAATTATTAGTTGTATTTACTAATTGGAGAGAAAACTGAATGTTATAAATTCCTGAATCTGTAACATTAAGTCTTGAACTGTTTGATAAAGTGACTCCATTTGCGAAATCAGTTGTATCAAAAGTTATAGGATAGGCCGTAGTTGTATTGGCAGCAATCTGATCTGTGCCATCTTGAAAAGCCCCGTAAGGGTTATTCAGATACTTGCCACCCCTTGGTCCAAAAACAGACTGTATTGAATTCACTAACTTAGTAAAAAACAACCTCAAAATGCCATTGTTTTGATTCTGAAGACTTTGAGAATAGACAATTCCTGATGTACCCAAACTAGGTATAGCAGGAATATCTAGTTGTTGTTTTACATTAGCCATTACTTTTTAAGCCATGTCTGCCAAACAGCACCAGCAGCCATAATCAGCGCACCCACCCATAGAATAGGCTTGGCAGCAGATGCAACCCAACCTAGTACTTTAAAAGCCCCATCAAGAGCCTTTAAAGCATCTACAAGACCACTTGTGTTCTTGTCTATAGAATCTACCTTAGTTTCAACCGCAAGCAGTCTTTCGTAGATTTGTTCGTGGGTGACTTCTTGTGTCATGGTGCATCAGGCCAAGTAATAGTCCAAGGGAATCCTGACTGAGTTGGAACATCACGCAATGCTTGGCGATAAACTTCCCATGCGCCAGGAATGTTGGCATTTGTTTCCAAGTTCTTAATGACGATCCAATCGCATTCTTTTAGCTTGTCATCACGGGTCTGACGTACAGACTTAGCTTGATCTGCATCCTTAGAAGCTTTATATGCTACTTCATGTTCGGCAGCAGTAGTAGTTACACCATCTTCAGTAGTATCTACAAAGACAGGACCAAGGATATGCTTGGTGTACCACTTGCCATCAATCTGCTCAACACCAGAGGCTTGAGAGTATTGGTAAACAGTTCCGCCTGTAGCTTGTGGGCCATCTAAGACTACATCAGCACCTAAAGCCTCTAAGACTTCAGTTGTTGTTGTTTCCCATGATGGGCCACCATTGGCTTGTTGATATGAACGAAATTCTGCTTCGTACATTACTTCGCCAGTTGATTGAATTCTAATTTGCATTTTAATTACCTCAAGCAATTGCTAAAAAGATGTATGTGCCAGCACTCACATTGATTGCCGCCAAGATGGTTGAGTTCAACGCAAAGCCCGTTGAAACTGTTGTGACAGAACCAAGTGTTGCTACTTCAGCCCCTGTGGTGTTTAAACGCAAATATGGGTCTGTCAATACTGTCATTCCACGGGCTGTGTCGTACATAAACCAATCACTTGTTGAATCTGTGCGCTTGATAAGAACAAACCTAGCCCCACCCGCACCAAATCCACAATCTATGGTTTGTGTTGAGCCATTGCCTGTGTATGAGCCTACTTTAGAAACACCTGCAAGAGTTGCAAATAGCCAAGCCACATAAGTTGAACCAGAACCATTTGTTAGAACTCCACTACCAACACTAAATACTGATGATGTTGGAGTAGTATCGTTAAAACAAGTGTTAACTGTCTCAGCCGCAGTTGTATTCAAAAATACAGCCTTAGTTGCGCCTAATGATGAAACATAAACAGGCCAATCTTGAGAGCCAGAGCGTTGCTTAACTATTATCAGTTCGGGAACTACACCTAAGTTGTGCGCCCGTGTAGTAGCACTTCCCGTTCCTGAGTAACAGACCTCATCAAAAAAATTAGGCGCTCTAGCAAAACCTTGTGCAACCCAAGTGCCACCAGAATTATTAAAATAATCTGTTCCTGAATTTGCACCATACAACCCCCAACCAATACTATTTTTTACATCAAAAGCGTTGTAAGTACTCCATCCCCCATCTTCACCCCCTGCCGCACCAGTTCCTAAACTGTCATTACTTCCCCTTAATCTATCAAGAAATACTTGACCATAAGCCGCCCAACCAAGAGAGTTTGCGCTTCTGCTTGATAAAAGCATTAAATCAACAGGAAAACCAAAATTACCAGCAACAGTAGTATTTGCCGTAGCGTTTCCAGTATATGTATTAGCTTTATAAACACTAGTCCCACTCGTAGGCACTTTCATCGGGCCTCTGCGAATGGCTATGTAGATGTGCTTTACACCACCACCGCTTTGATTCCAAGTAAACCCTGTTGAAGTTAAAACAGGGCCAGAATTTTCACTTTCTACGGCGGAGGAATTTGGGCGAAGTTGTTGAATTGTGTAAGCGTTTGTTCCAGACAAATTTGTCAATCCACGCATATTGTCTGCAATACGCCAATTATCAACATCTGCTGATGCTTTATACAACAACCATTGTGGCTCGTAGCCCAAGTTAATTACTTCACCTAAGTTAGCGTCAAACGTCCCACACGAAATCACATTGTCTGTACCAGTTAGGCCAAAGCCTCCTGCGTTGTGGGCAAAGACGTAGGCTACGTAGGTATTGCCATTGTTATTAACACCGCCAGTATTCCCTACAGTAAAAACTGTTGAAGTTGGAGGCACGGGGTTTGTATTGTCACCCCATGTATTAGCTCTGCCGTTAGCATTTTCAGCATTGGTAAGATTTAAAAACAATCTTCCGCAAGTGTTAGTTGTTGACCTGTGATAAACCTGCCAATCATTACCTGCGGCAGATGCTTCTTTGACAATAATACAACCTGGTGTTGAGCCAAGATTGTGTGCAATGTTTTGTGTTGAACCATTCCCCGTATAAGTCACAACATCAAAGAACTTTGGTTGCTTGCGGAATGTCCATGAAACGTATTTTTCTGTATTTCCATTGCACATTGCATAATTAACGTCAGTACCAAGACTAAAACCAGTTGTCCTAAAATTTGTTAATGTAGATTCAGTTCCTTGTTCTTCAGTTAAATTAGAAGAAATGAACTTATTAACACCACGATTAGTATCAAACCATCCATGTCTTGTATTTGAATAAAAATTCCCACGGCCTTTTGTCCATACCAATCCACCAAATGTGGACAAATCAATGCCATTAGTAATTGTCTGTGCAGAACCTGTACCTGTGTAAAGATACGTTGAAAAATAATCTTCAATATATTGAGGAATAGCAGGAACACCACCACCAAAGGCATCGTAACTAGCCGCACCAGAAGTTGCTTGTAATGGCATGGTTTAAGCCTTAAATTGTGTGTTGCTTGCCAAGACTGTGAAAGTCGCACTGCCTGTTTTGATAATCAAATAACGATAGCTATCAATGCCACTAGCATTACCCGCAGCAGGTGCACCACCTAACCAACGTGTTGTGACTCCAGATGTAGTGCCATCAACTTGCACAGCAGAGTTGTAGTAAGCAG